ACGCATCTGGCAATGAAGTTGCTTTCATCTCCAAATTCTCTAATTTGGGTGTTAAAGAATGGGAAAAAACTTTAGAGAGTCAGGTTGGTCAAGAATATACAGAATTTATTAGACTTGATGTTAATGGAGATAATATTTGGGCAGTTGGTGAGAATAAACCAAACCAACCAGTTCTTGCAGCATACAATCCTGATGTATTCCTTGCAAAATATGTTCAATCTATTGATGGACTGAGTGCAACCTTATCTTTCCAAAAAGGTTATGCTGGTATCTCTGGTTCTACTCGTGCAGATCATGTAACTGCAATCAAGAGATATTCTGATACTCGTTATATCATTGGTGGTTTCACTAATACCAACTCTACTGCTCCCTACGATGCTTATATTGCATCTATTGACTCTACTGGTAACTTCTCTGCTAAGAGAAAGATTGCAACTGCCGCTAAGTCAGAAAAACTGATTGACTTGATTGTTCTTGATGATGCAGTCTATTTTGTCTTAGAAACTTCAGATTCTTCCTCTTCCAATGATGTTAGACTTGCTTTTGGTAAGGCAACTATTGGAACTAGCGTAATCACAATTGATTTCATCAAAGAAATCAATAACACCTTATATTCTTTCTTAGATGTAAGTTTGGTTAGTGACGAATTTAAAGAATGCTATGTCACTGCTACTTTACGTCTGAAGTCAAACAACACAACTAAAGATAGTTTCTGGGTTGGTAAGTTTGATACTACTGGTGATCTTCTCTGGAACTATCGCTATATTGCTCCAGTTGGAAATACAATTCAAGTTGCACCTAGAACTACAATCGACATCTTTGGTGATTTGAACGTTGCTTATACCAGAGTTGATGATACAACAGGATATAGAACTGTTGATACTGTCAAGATTGGTTATGACGGTGTAATGAAGAAGCAGACCAATAACTCATTTACTGCTAATAACATTGAGGGTATCAATGTACATGGTGTAACTGTTGATAATTCTGGTGATGTATATACATTCGGTCAAACTTCATGGAACAGAAATGAATTCTTGTTCCCCTTCACTGCTGGTGCAATTACAGACACCACAGGACATTACACACTAACAAACGTTACTACAAGTGGTTCTGTTACTCTTGCTGATAATGTTGCTAAGATTAACGGATATCAAACTGGTCAAACATCTTGGACTAATGGACACCTTAAAGTAACTGGTGCTCAATTAGGTACAAGGTTGAATGATAACTGGACCTTCGAGATGATGGTCTATAAAGATTCTACAACTACTTCAGTATCTCCTACTCAACATACTCTCCTTAGTATCGGTGATTCTACAGTATCTACTGGTGGTCTTTGGTTGTACTATGATGTTTCTAGTGGAAAATTAGAATTAGTTGTTACTGATAACACTACATCAATTAACTCTGCTGGTAGTGCCCTTCAATCTACAGCAACAACAATGTTTGCCAATAATACTTGGCAGTTCGTTGCTCTTAAGAAAGAGGGTGATACATTTACTGGATATGTCAATGGTATTCAGGTATTTACTGGTACTATTGCAAGCACAAGTCTTGGAAACAAAGATCTCTTAATTGGTCAAATTTCTGGTAGGGATGCTACTCTTGGAACGTTCCGTTCTAATGAGCAAGGTCAATTCTTTGCTGAAAATGTTCGTTTAAGAAATAGAGCAATCACACCTACAGTTCCTGCTGATGTAACTGCACTTCCTACTGTTGGTGGATTTGGATTTGCTTATGACTGGACTGATGATGCATGGTTTACAACTAACACTAATCGTTACGATTACATTGATTATGTTGGTTTCGGTCTTAAGACTGATAAGAATTCTGATGCTGCAAGACTCGGTGATCAGGGAGCACAAACAAATACTGGAATTAGTTTCACAAGAACTGATGTTACTGCTGTTATTGGATCTACATTAACGGTAACTAATGTCAATCTTGCCTTAGGTGGTACTGGTATTCAGACTCTTGACTTCGATGATGCAACAATCACGATGCAGCAAGATACTGAGGCACTTACTTATACAAGTGACACTTGGAGTTCTAGAACTTCTACAGTTCCTTCGCCAGGTTCTCAAAAACTGAAAGTATCTGCTGTTATTAGAGACAGATACTACATGAAAGTCACTAATACAGTGAAGATTGATAATGTTCAAGAATTGACAATCAATCAAGGATTTAATTTCACTGTTGGTGCAAAATTACGTCTTAATAATACTTCTGGTTCATTTATCAACAGTGGTTATATTCTTAGTGTAGATAAGACTAATAATAAGGTATTCCTTGCTGTTAATAATAATGAGTGGACAAATGATCTGAATACTGGACTTCTTGTTACAGAACAGTTTGCGGAACAAAGCACTTACGGAATTACTGGTCCTGTACCTGATGACACTAATGAAATTGAAAATTATTCATTCAATTTAATTGACAATACAACACCTGGTACATTTGATATTGATCTTGATAAGTACAACGTAGATGGTACTTACAATGCAGGTGGTGGACAAAATCTTGACTCCTTTGCTAAGTTCAAACCTTTTGATGTAAATTCTTACGCTGTAAAGATTGAAGAAGTCGCTGGCGGTTCTGCATACATTGTTGGATCTGTTGTTCAGATTGCATCTGGCAATATTTCATTCAATGCTGCATTCTCTACAGCACAGATTACAGGTTTGACTGGTGTATTGAAGATTACTCTGGTTTCTACCTTAGATAAGATTTTACAAGTTACTGCAGTTGCAAATACAAATGAAGTTTATGCAATTACTGCAGATCGTCACTATCTGACTGCTGGTGAAAATATAAGTGTTGATGGTAACCCATCTGAGACTGTTGGTGGTGTTGTGTACGATGAATATGATGGTTCATTCACTGTTGATCGAGTCGTTAGTAGCAAAGAATTTGTATACAAACTTAAGACTGTAGCAGTTACTTCTCCCGCTACAAGTGCTGGTAATGTCAACATTTTCGTTAAGTCTCCTGTCTTGAAGATGTACTATGGTCATCAGTATCTGTTTGACCTCAGTCACTCTTCTTTGGTTGGTTCTAACCTGTCATTCTCTAAAGATAATCTGTTCAAACTTGAGTATTCATTCAACTCTATTGAAAGAATCGGTACACCAGGCGTAACTGGTCAAGGACAACCTACACCTACAGTCAAACTGAAGGTTGATAATGATGTTGTCACAAATATTTCATATTACTTCGATCCTTCTAGAACTGGCGCAGATTCACCGATTGCACCTAGAAGTTATCTTGATATTGTCGATTCTCCTTATGTCGGCACATTCACTATTACCACTACAACTGGTGGAACCATTACAACTGGTGATAATATCTTTAAGTTCCTTCTTGCAAATGAACCAGAGGGTGTTGCAACAGTTTCTCGTGCATCTTACAGCACATCTTCACTTAAAGCAGTTGGTCCTATTTCAGATATCAGAATTGTCAACTCTGGTGGTTTCTACTCTAGTTTGCCGATTGTAACTGGTATTCAATCTTCTCGTAAAATTGAAAGAGTTGATATCAATGAACCAGGTACTGAATATGCTGTTGGTGTATACAATGGTGTTCCTATCGGTGGAGATGGTGAGGGTGGTTTAGTTTCTATCAGAGTTGCTGATGGAACTGATTCTGAGGGTGTAAGTATTCCTGGTCAGATTCAAGAGGTTGTAGTTACCTCACCTGGTAAAGGATATACAACTGCAACAATTGATATTGAAGCAATTGATGGTATTCTCGGTGCTGGTTTGACTGGATCTGGTGCTGAATTGTCCGTTGTTATTCCTCCTTTCGGTACTGCTGCATCAGTCTTCACTAAAGGTGATAAAGTTGGTAAGATTAAGAAACTCAAGAACAACAACTTCGGTTATGATTATCCTCATGACTATACGTTACGTCCTGAGATTACTTTCCCGATCAACGCTCAGTTAACTTCGACAAGTATTCTTGATAGTATTACAGTTACCAATCCTGGTTCTGGATATTCTCAGGCACCTGCAGTTGTAATTACTGGTGGTGGCGGTACAGGTGCTATCGCTGAAGCATCTATTAGAAACGGTCGTATCGATCAAATCCTTGTTAAGGATCCTGGCGCTGGTTATTCTTCTGAACCAACAGTTGCGCTGAAATCTTCTTTCAACTATGTTGTTAACCTTGACTTAGGTCTTTTACAGTTTGCTTTCCCTCATGGTATTCAACAGGGTGCTGCGGTTACACTGAATGTAGTTGATACTGGTGATGGTGCAGACTTCCCACTTGCTGCTGGTGCTCTTGGTCGTTTGAATTCAACAACCACTTATTATGCAATTGCTGGTAGTGCAAACTCTCTTGAAGATGATCAATTAAAACTTGCAATTACTCCAGCAAACGCAGAACTTGGAGATTCAATCACATTTGCTAACGCTGGTATCGGTAGACAGCAACTGTTAACTACATCTTTCGGTGCAACTGCAACTGCAAACGTTATTACATCAACCTTCCTTGAAGGTGAACTGGTGTATCAAGGTGATAGTCTTGAGACTGCAACTGCGACTGGTTATGTTTCTACTAACAAGGGTTGGCAGGTTGGTCCTAGAATTCTGAAGATTGTTGATTATACAGGTGATTTTGCTGCTAATCAAAGAGTAACAGGTGTTATCTCTAAGTCTTCTGGTATCATCAGTGATCTTAAGATTGCTAAGGGTGTTCTTGAGATTGGTTCTATTACTAGAACTACAGGTCAGTTTATCGATGATGTTGGTAAACCTTCTGAGATCATTCAGAAGATTCAAGACTCTTATTACTACCAAGACTTCTCTTACGCTGTTAAATCTTCTGTTTCTATTGACGACTGGAAAGATATTCTTATCAAGAATGTTCACCCTGCTTCGTTCAAAGTATTTGGTGAGTTGAACCTCAACGATTATGGTTCTATTCCTAACAAAGAAACTGATTTCCAACTTACTAAGTCTGTTGAACTTGCAAGAGAATCTATTGTTCCAAACATTCAGAATTTCTCTCTCGTAGAACCTCTCTATTCAGAATTTAACAATACTGAAGTTCTGTTCCGTCAGAAGAGACTAACTTCTTCTGAGAACATCCTTACTTCTGTTGTACAGAGAGTTGATGACATCTCCAACCTGTTTGATGGTGAACGAATCTCCTTCCCACTTACAGTTGCTGGTAATAATGTTGTTGCAAACGCTAATCAACTTCTTATCGTTCTTAATGGTGTTGCTCAAACACCTAACACCTCATTTGAGATTCAGGGCGATGCTATTGTATTCAGTGAACCACCTCAACCTCCCGCAAGTGTTAAGTACGTCAATGTCACTGTAAATCAGATTGATATTGTAGATTTAACATTCACAAACCAAAGTGGTATTTTCCCACTTGTAGGTAATACTCTGGTTGGTGTTTCTTCTACCGCAAGACTGACAGTTACTAAAGTTGTTGGTGATAATATTCAAGGTTTCATTACTGAAGGTACATTCATTCTTGGAGAACTTTGCACAGTAGGTGCTACAGGATTCTCTGCTAACTTAAACACCAACAATCCAATCACTAATATTGGTCTGTTTGCTTTCGGTGAAACTGTTACTAATCTAGACGGTGATACTGCAAAGGTTGAACAGATCAACTTGGAAAGAGGACAAGAAACACCTCTTGCAGATTTGAGATATACAATTGGTGCTGCCACAACACAATTTGAAGTTATTGATGCAACATCTGTAACTGATGCACCTGTCCCTGCAGGAACATTTACTATTGGATCTAACTATCAGTTTGGTTCTGAAATCTTTACTGTTGGCAACATTGTTGATGGTTCAGAATCTACAACTCTTACAGTTACTAGAGGACAAGTTGGTACTCAACCAGTAGCACAACAGGAAGATGCTCCTATTTACGGAACACAAATTTCAGTTACTAATACACTGACTCTTAGTAAGACTGCTGGTACATATCAGTCTACACCTGGTCTTTATGATATTCAGTTGAACGACTACATTATTGGTGCTTCTTCTAATGTTGTTGCTCAGATTACTTCTACTGCGGTATACACTGATCCTACAACAAATGAGTCTATTGGTCAGGTCAATATTTCTGAAGGTTCTTCATTCTTCGGTCTACTGTTCAACAGAATTACATCTCAGACTTATCCAAATATTGTTCTTGATGATATTTCTAAATCTCAGGTTAGTGTTGTTCAGTTTGATGATAATGCTACAGCATTTAACACCGAATTCCCCTCAAACGAACTAATCAACAACTATATCATTCCTTATGATAATGCAACTGGTGATTTACAACAGGATGAGTTTATTCGTAACTACAGAGTTGAGTATGGTAACACAAGTGGTGACTTCACTGTAGGTGAGAGTGGTAAAGTTAGAAAACTAACATTCACTGATGCTGTAGGCGATGGATTCTTCGCTGCTGGACATGTTATCAGAACTGAAGATACTAAGGCGGAAGTTATTGGTTATAATCAGGCAAGAAAGACACTGTATCTTGGTAAGATTGGTAGAACCAAATCTAATGGTCAAGATTATCATGCAGTAACATTTGCTAATAGTGCTCAGTTGGATACTGCACAAAAGCAATTTGGTCCTTCTTCACTTCTGGTTACAGGATCTACAAATGATTACATCAGCATTCCTTCCTCTGCTGAATTTGGTTGGAGCACTGGTGCATACACAATTGAAATGTATATTCGTCCTGCAACTGCTGCAGTTTCTGGTACAGCAACTCTTGCAGACTTTAGAGCAGCAGCGACAGAAGTTGCTGGTCGTCTCTACTTACAAGCAGGTCAAATTCGTTATAACGTCAACGGTAGTGATTTGGTTACCTCTGGTGCAACAACTGTTGCTGCAGATAACTGGTATCATATTGCTGTACAGAAATCTTCTACCACTGTCAAGATTTACTTGAATGGTACAGAAGTTGGAACTGGAACTGATAGTGCTAACTATCCTGCAAAACCAGTTCGTTTCGGTGCTGATTACGCTGGTGCAAATGGATTCACTGGTCACATTGATGAGATCAGACTTTCTAACACTAACCGTTATACTACAGTTCCATTTACACCTCAGGCAGGTATCTTCCAAGGTGATGCTAATTCCAAGTTACTTCTTCACCTCGACGGTGCAGATGCACAAACTTATACCGAAGACTGGTCTGGTGCTGAAGGATTTACCAAAGGTGAAGACTTCAATAATGATGCAATCCTTAGAACAACTCTAGTAAACTCTTCTACAGTTCCTGCTGGTTTCATTGGTAACTCTCAGAGATACTATGATGCTGCAGATCTAATCATTGCAAATAAAGATTTTGTAGCGAAGGAAGTTGTATTCCAGATGCGTGAGAGATATCCTGAACTGGTTATCCTCGGTACTCGTTATACTCCTACTAACGCAACATATGATGCTGAAACTGGTTTACTGTCAATGACAGTTGCTGGTAATTCCTTGACTAGCGGTGGTCAATTAACACCTGATTCTGTTGCATACGATCCAACAACAGGTGTACTAACAATCACAAAACTTTCTCATGGCGTAACAAATGGTCAGAGAATTAATATTAAGGTTGGCGGCATCACATTTACATGTGCTCAAGATAGCAACGCTACAAACCATCCTTACCCTCGTTCCACTGATCCTATCGCAGGCAAGTGGTTGAAGGTAGCAAATGCGACAACAGATACTTTCACAGTTAATGTTGGAGTATCTTCAAATACAACAACACATACTTTTGTTTCTGCTCTCGCTAATGCAATTACAATTGAGAAAGATAGAATTAAGATTAATGATAACGCACTGACCTTTACATGTGCGATGGATGGTAATACATCCAATAAGACATATCCTCGCAGCACAGACCCTGCTTCAAAGGATGTTGCTCTTCCAATCATCTCCTCTACTTCAACTAATCTGACAGTTAACGTTGGACCTTCTCCTCTGGTTAATTTCCAACCATCTAATGCAACTTATGATCCTGCAACAGGTGAGTTTGTAATGACGATTGCCAACCATACAATTAATGTTGGCACACATATTAGATTGACTGCTGATTCGTTCACCTTTACTTGCACACAGGATGGTAACAGTGCTAATAAAACTTATCCTCGTGCAACTGCAGGCGATGGACAACCTGATCCTGCATACAACACTGCTCTTGAAGTTACTGCTGTTGGAACATCCACACAGAATATCAGTAGTGCATCATATAACCCAACAACAGGTATCTTAACTGTTGATACTTCTGGTGCTCATAGTTTGTCTACTGGCGATAGAATTCAAATCGCAGATGAGTCACTGACATTTACTTGTGCTTATGATAGCAATGCTACAAACCACACATATCCTAGACAAACTGATCCTATCAGAGGTGAGTGGGTTGAAGTAACCGTTGTTGATAGTGATACATTTACTATTGACATTGGCGTCTCTAGTGATACATCTACACACGCATTTGTATCTGCAACTGCTGGTGCATTGATCAAACAAACTGGTACAGTTACTGTTAACGTCGGTGTTTCTTCTCAGGCAGATCAATACGCTCACACCTTTGTATCTGCTGCAGCAAATGCAGTTGTTACTGGTGGTAATTATGTACATACTTTCGTATCTGCTGTTGCCAACAGTGTCATCGGTGATGAGAAAGTTAACTGTGAAGATGATATCAGAGATACACTCAACGCAATTGTACAAGACATCCGTAATGGTTCTAACAACCACATTTGGGATGCATCTTCTTACTATGTTGATAGAACTCAGAATCCAGTTCAAATCGCACAGATTGAACCTGCAGTTAAGGAAACTCTCTTCGCTTATGAGAAAGTTGATGATATGCTTCAGTACATCATCACTAACACTCTCTGGCCAGTTGAAGGTGATCATGGATTGACTCAGTTTACTGATACTACAATCACTGATTCCACTACTAATTCCTATACTCAATTCACTCCTACAGGTGCAACTTATGATCCTGCGACAGGTGATCTGGTAATTACTATTGGAACTCACTCCTTAACTACTGCAAATAGAATTGCGTTAACAACAGGTGGTATTTCGTTCACCTGCACTAAAGATGGTAATGATCGTATCACTGCATATCCTCGTGCAACTGATCCTGCTGCCAATGCAGTTTTAGCAATTACTGCTGTTGTTCCAAACACATCAATCACAGTCAATGTTGGTAAGTCTGGTGCTCTTGATCAATACGTTCATACATATTCCTCTGCTCTTTCAAATGCAGTCACTGTTCTTGATTATACTACAGCAGATTGTGCTGATGTTTACAATACAGTTGGCAACCTGATTGATATCCTTACTGATACAATCTCTAATGCTGCTCTTACAAGTCCTGTTGATCACCTCGCATCTGTAACTAAAGTAGAACCTGCTATTGAGTTTGCTGGTGGTACAGTCAATGCATATCTTGAAACAGATTTCACTATCGACTATCAAGACACTGTAAATGATCTCATCTATACAAATGCAATCGGTCCTGATTCACAGTATAGATTCAGAGATGCTGCTGGTTTGATTCGTGCTAATCGTACACCTATTGTTGATAAAGCAGCTGCTGATATGATTACACTTTATCCTGATCTTGCACAGGATATGCCTCGTAACCAAGGTGGTGGAAGCACAGACGGTACTCTCCGTTGTAAGACTGACCTTGGATTGATTCTTGATGCAATCGCTAATGATATTGAAGAAGGTGGTAACAAGAATACAGTTACTGCTGGTAACTTCTATGTTGGTGCTTCTGGAGAACTACAGCATGTTCGCTTACAAGCATTCCAGTCAATCTACGCACATGATCGTCTTGGTTTCTACGCAAAGCAAGCAATCACAGGTGATCTTGATGAAACAAATACTACAGCAATTATCGTTGGTGATTGGGGTATTACTCAAGATGGTGGTGGATGTGCAAACGTCAAGACTGCTATCGATACACTGATTACAACAATTAATGATATCATCGCACCTACTAGCGAAGACTTCAATACTGCTGCTAACAGACTGTATTTCAACAGAGATTATATCGTTCAGGAAATTACTGGACTTACAACTGCAGAGTTTACATATCAACTCAACAATGTAAATTACAGTGCTCTTAATACTTCACTTACAGCAGATCTTGAACTCATTATTCTGAGTATCATTTCTGACTTACAAACTGGTGGTAATAGCAGCACAATTAAATCGATTGAAACTTATATCAATGCAAATCTTACTCTGAAAGATATCAGTGATATTCTTCTTGCAACTCTTTACTCTATCGAACAAATCAAGACGATGGGTGAAAGAGCAGTACAGAATCTGTTGTATGATCAATTTGATGCTGTAACTGGTAATCAGTATGCTGCACAATATGCATCATCTCCTGCTTACAGAGATAACATTACTCCTACTGATATCAATCAAGTTATCTACAGAATTAGAGATCTTGTAGATGAAGCAGTATCTATCCTGTCACCTGGCAGAGATGAAGCAAGAAGTGCAGCGAAGAATCTTCTCTATAATAAGAACTACTATAAGGAAGAAATCAGCACTCTTGCTACAGCACAATTTGGTACTGGTGCATGGACTTATGGAGACTTCATTGATGGTCTCGTAGAAGATATCGTTCACGATCTGGTCACTACTGACGTAACTGTAGAAACAACAGCATATACAATCAATGTTGAAAGTGTAACTGGCAACTTTGTCGTCGGTGAAAATGTTGATTCTAGTAATGGTGGCGAGGCAACTGTTCTTGAATGGGATGAAGAGGATTCTATTCTCTATGTCGGTTCATTCAGAGGATCTGCATGGGTAGCAACAAATACTCTTACTGGTGCAGGTGGTGCTACAGCAACTATTTCTACTAGCGGTGTAAGCAGTCCTTATGATTGGCACACATCTCCTGCCAACGTTAAGATTCTCACTCGTGCAAGAAATATCACATCTAATATTTCAGGACAAGTTTCTGGAACTAACCTCTTCCCAGATCCAGAAAACTTCAACGCTGCTGGTTGGACAAATCAGTTTGTCACTAAGACTCTGAACGCTGCTACTGGTCCTGATGGCACATTAACTGCAGATAAACTTGTAGCAACTGCCGATAACAATACTCACTTCACTTATAAGAACTTCGCTATTAATTCCTTTGAGACCTTTGATAGTGGATCTACAACATTCGACTCTGGAACAGAAACATTTGACACAGGTTCAGTTGGTATTGATACAACTCAGACCTTTACATTCTCTGTATTCCTTAAGTCTGACGGTACTAATCTTGGTAATGCTGCAAGAGTTATGCTGGCACTTGACGATAGTCTTGCTACTAGACAGCAAGCATTCTTCGATGTCAACCTAGACGCTGGTACAAGTGCAAGTGTATTCACACCTCAAGGAGGTATTACTGTTGATGCATTCGGTGTTGTTCCTTATGGTGATGGTTGGTATAGAGCATACATCACTACCACATTCGCATTTGGTTTCAGTGAAATCCGCACGCAGGTCTTTGTTGATGGTGGTGCTCCTTACGCTGGTAACGCAACATCTGGTATCTTTGCATGGGGTGCAAAACTCAATAAGGGTACACTTGATCCTTACACTGCAGGAAGCGGTCAAATCTTCTATGCAGATACTGAATACAACATCAAGAACTTTGCCATCGATCTCTTAGAAGGATTCATGGGTCAGGCACTTGATAATACACTCGTAGAACCTTCACCAAATGCAGGATTCTATAAGTTCTATGATTCTACTGCTGCATCTGATTATTCTAAAGTAACAATTCAAAGATCTATTCGTTATGCACTGAATATCATTCGTCAGCAATTGAATGTTGATAGTTACTACACAACTCTCATCCAAGTCAACGGTATTTCTGTACCTGCTAAGACATTTGGAACTAGAGATATTCCAGTTGGAATTGCAGGTGGTCTTAATAATGCCGATTATATCTACGGTTTGTTAAGTAATGAATATGCAGAACTTGAAAATATCAGTCTGAATGAAGGTCAGATTGTACAGGTATATCAGAGATTTAGAATTGATGGTGATATCACAGATGGTCCTTATACCATGGGTGAGACAGTAGCAAAACAAGGTGCTCCTTCTGTTACTGGTGTTGTTTACGGATTCTTTGAAGATGCTAACTACAAGTATCTTGATGTCCGTATTACTGCTGGTCCTTGGGCAATCACTGACAACATTGTTGGTGCTCTGAATAGTACAACTGCTCAAATTAGTGCTATTGAAAATCGTATCCATATCATTGACCTGAAGGGCAACTTCGTTAATAACATTCCATTCAAAGGATATACTAGTGGATACACAGCACTGCCTACAGGATTCCTCAAGACAGAAGCTGCTGTAACAAGTAACTCTGGTGGTACTTTAACCGTTGATACTGAGACTCTCTCAGGAACATTTGAGAAGACTTCTGTAATCTATCCAGAATCTTCTAGACAGTTCCTTGATGTTAGTAAGTACGCTGGTCTCGATGTTCAGGTGGGTCAAAGAATCGCGTCTGAAGGACACATCAGACTTGGTATTTCAATTATCAGTAATCTGAACGTATTCACTGTTGGTAATAGACTTTATAAGGTTGTCAATGGTAATCAGGATGCAAATACTTACGGTATTATTACTGAAGTTGATCTTGATAACAACTTTGTATACATCTCACAAGTATCTGGAACTATCGGTAACGGTGACTTAGTTGGTGATTATGGTGTTGCTGCTAACTTCCCTGTTGGATACGCAAGTGTATCTACTAAGGTTGTAACTGCTGGTGCTGCTGCAGCGTTGGTACAAGACATTCGTCTTGTCGGACTTAACAAGAGATTATATCTCAGTGATATTCGCGGTACATTTGATGTTAAAGATTCTATCAAGAGTATTGATGGATATCGCGCTGCTGTTGTTGCCAAGGTTGATCTTAAGGGTAGAGTTAAGCGTTCCTTCAGAGGTTTCGATGGAACACAGACTACATTCAAACTTACTACAGATAATGGCACACAATACTTGCCTGATCCTGCAGGACATTTGATGATCTTCGTCAACGGTGTTCTTCAACCACCAGGCGCTACCAATGCATTCACAGCATTCTCTGATCAGATTCAGTTCACTGAAGCACCTGATCTTGGAGCATCGTTCACTGGATTCTATGTTGGTAAACTGAGACAACTTGATGATATCTCGTTTGAGTTTGACTCCTTACGTCAATCCTTCAACCTCAAGCGTAATGATGTATTCTACTCACTGACATTGACTGAAGGTGTACAATCTACAGTCATCAGACCTGAAAATAATATCATCGTTTCTCTCAACGGTGTTCTTCAGGAACCTGGCGTTGGTTTCGAGATTGTTGGTTCTAGAATCATCTTCTCTGAGATTCCTCGTGTCGGGTCTACATTCGTCGCATTCTCTTATGTTGGTTCTGAAGCAGACGTTGATGCTGCTGAAGTTGTTCCTCCTATCGAACCTGGCGACTTTATTGAGATTCAAGGTGAAACTACGGATAGACAAGTTGCTCTTATTGAATCTTCTAACTCACTTATTACTTTCGATTATCTTGGTTCTGTCTTCGGACAAGATGGTCAGGCATCTGCTCAACTTACCAGCGGATTCATTGACAAAGTACAAGTTACTGGCGGAGGTTCTGGTTACACATCCAGACCTACTGTAAGACTTGACTCTATCTCTGGATTTGATGGTCAGATTCGCGCACTGGTTGGTGTTGCGGGTGTTGAACTCAGTGCTGCTGGTTCTGGATATAAAAATCCATCAATTGACGTTGAAACCAGCGTACCTGATGATTGGACTGCCCCTGATCTTTCTTTATATGGTGAAGAGGTAATCGATCCTGAGATCCTATAAATAACTAAAAATTCCTACGAGTAATGGCTAAACAAACACTCGGTCTTGGCACCTCCGCTAATGATAACACAGGTGATACTTTACGAATCGGCGGTGACAAGATCAATGATAACTTTAATGAGCTATATGCAGCGTTAGGTAACGGTACTAACTTAACTGTTAACGTTACCAACCCTGCTGTAGGGCAAGTCTTAAGGTATAACGGAACGACGTTCTTACCTTCGGACTATACGAACCTTACTGCTAACTTAGATGTTAACGGAAATAATATCGTTTCTTCTGCCAATGGAAATATTGCCATTACTCCAAACGGCACTGGAAATACAACTATTTCTAACGGCAGTATCGTTAACACATTTAACGGCACTACTGGTGTAGTTGATTTTCCTACAAAAATTCAGTATAAGAATGAATATTCTGCTCTTGGTAACGCACCAGCAGCAGCAACTTATACTGGTTATTTCTTCACTGTTGACGGTGATGATAATCCTTATGTAAACATCAATATCACCGCTGGTGGTGTTGGTGACACTAGAGCAAAACTTCTCACAGAGTATTCTAGTATTGATGCACTTTCTGATGTAGACACTACAACTGCAGCACCTACAGCAAACCAAATTTTAAAATGGAACGGTACTAATTGGGCACCTGCTGATGATGGTGGCGGTGGTGGTGGAACAACACAGAACTTGTTTGAAACTGTCAGTGCTGATACTGGAAGTACAACTGCTAATGCTGCAAATGATGCATTAACAGTTTCTGGCGGCACAGATATTACGACATCGATCACTGGAGATGTCCTTACAATCAATTATTCTGGTACACCCGTTACAACCTTTGCTGCTTTAACTGATACCGATGTTACTGGTATCACACAAGGTGATTCAATATTCTGGAATGGTCTTGATTGGGCAAGAATTCCCAGTCCAATCATTTGGTGGGAAATAAATGCTAACGGAGCATCTGATTATACTTTTGATGGTCCTGGTTTTACAGGAGCAGCAAATGATCCTACTCTGTATGTTTACAGAGGATTTACTTATGCCTTTGATAATTCTATTCAAGGTGGAGCACACCCCTTCAGAATTCAAAGCACTCAAGGTTTGAGCGGAACCGCCTATACTACGGGTCAATCTGGTAGTGGAACTGCTGTTCTCTACTGGACTGTTCCCATGGACGCTCCTAATACACTGTACTATCAGTGTACAATCCATGCAGCAATGAATGGAACCATTAACGTTGTAAGTTAATATAAATGGCAAGAAATGTTCCTGGATCTGGCGCTGTCATCGAACCCATCTTTGATGAGGTTTTCGGTGTTCGTGCTGTACGAGTAAAAGACGGTGGTACTGGATATGATCCTGCTGATCCACCTAGATTAACTGTTGATGGTTGTGGTACACCTGATCAGGCAGCATTACTGTATCCAATTATTGATGCTGATTCAGGAAAAATTATTCACGTTAGAGTTCTGGAAAGAGGACGTGGATATGACCCATTAAGACTTCAAATTGTTCCAGAACAAGAAACTCCTAATGTTCTGACATCATTTGATATTAACAGAATTTGGCAATCGCATCCTAACTCTCCAACTAGCGGTTCGTTTGCTACAACAACAGACAGATTAACAATTCAATCGGACAATCATCCTAAACCAACTCCTCAGTTGACTGAGAGAGCACCTGGTGGTGGTCCTCTTGTAGATAGAACTTTCAATCAAACCTTTATCTATCGTGGTGGTAAGGATGTTCCTAATCCTGGTGTAAGAGCAGATCAATTAGATAGAGTAACTGGTATATTAGCAAATGGTGGACTTCTCCACACTCCTGATTGGGGTGCAGATGGTGGAGCACCTGCAGGTTTTGCTATTGATGCAATCAAATATAATTACGTCAAAAATAATTCTGTTTATGATACTATTACTGAAGGTAATGTACAGTATTATCATAATAGTAAATTAATTAACGAGTTTAAACTCGACAATGGTGTATTTGATTGGGGTGATCAGAGATCATATACTTGGAATGTAAAAGTAGAATATGGCAACATTGTGTTGTCTGTTACTAATGTTGATGAGAATCTCGGTTCAGTAGAAGTTGGTAGAATTGTAGATGAAATTGGTGGTATTGCAAAGGGTGAGATCGCAAAGATCTCTAGAGATGGTCAAGGAAATATTGTTAGAATCTACTTAAGAAATGTATCTACAGGAGCATCATTCTCCGATGGTGACCGTTGTTTAGGATCTAACGGATTTAGTTTTACTATCAATGCAGATCCAGTTAGTCGAAATGTATATTATATTGATTTTGGACCAGATGCTTCTAGGTTCGGTCCCTTTGTGCCTGGCGAATATTACTTCGCACCAGAGAATATTCAAGTAAGGGCAGATGATTTAATCATCTTTAATCAGGTTGATTCTTCTAATCAACAAGGTATAGGACATCCAATCAGATTTAGTACAACTCAAGATGGTACATTAAATGGTGGAACTTTATATTATGACAGTACAGGTTTAAGTTCGGCACCTGCCGCTGATTATGAAAATGAGTATCAACCATTATTCACAATGAATGGTGATGAATCTGCAAGGATTTATTATCATTGTGCTCATCACAGATATATGTCTGGAGAATCTGGAGATGAAGGTTATATCATTTTAAACACAACTTCAGAAACATATAATCCTACCAACAATTATTATTCTAGAGATTTTTATCAGGTTGGTGCAGACATTGATAAGTCTAGGCATGTAGATGGTCACTCTAAAGTTTTAGGTATGTCCTTTGATGGATATCCCATCTACGGTCCTTGGGGATACAATTCTAGTGGTGCTGTAGCGAGAGAGGTTTCTTCATATCGACTGAGAACTGCAACAGAACTGCAGGGTTCTAGGGTTTCAATTGGTGTTACTACAGCAGGCACAGTTACATACGCTGTAACACTATCAAATAATCAATATCAATTTGATGGATCTCGTCCAGCTTTCTTGAATTTAGATAGAGGTAAAACTTATATCTTCCAATGTAATGATTCTAGTATGGATGCTGATACATTCTTACTATCTACTACAGAAAACTCTTGGCATTCCACTGGAGATAGTGCAAACATTGGTGACACATCATATGTTTATGGTTTAGGAGTTGAATATTATATTGATGGAGCATCTGTTACATACACACAATATCTTTCACAGTTTTCTGCTGCTACTACAAGAGAACTTAGATTAACTGTTCGTGTTGATGCACCTAGATTGTTATATGCATTCTCATATGCAAACTCTGATAGAGGAATTAGAAGTGTTCAAGATGGATACGTTTTGGGGGATTTGATTTCTGATTATATCTACGATGCTTCTGTTGGAACTCTCGATGCATACAATGGTAAGTTTGCTGTAACTCCTGAATATCCGAACGGCACATATGCCTACTTCATGACTGAAGATGGTAACGGTGATCCTGTTTATCCATATGCTATTGGTCCTAGATTTTATAGTGTTCCATTATTTGAAGGAGACACTGTACCAGCAATTGTTGATGTTTTCCCTTCTGGTGCAGCTGGTGAAGTTGTATTGAATACTAACGGTAGTGTCTCTTATATTAAGATGACACAAAAAGGTGATAGTTATTTTGGTCCTGCAAAAGCAAAAATTCTTGGTGGTGAAGGAACTGGTGCCTTAGGAACTCCTACAGTTCAGACTGTTACTGGTCTATCTCTTCTTAATGCTGGTAGACAATATGCAACACCCCCTACACTTATTTTTGAAGGTGGTGGAGCAGGTCAAGGTGCTCAAGGTGCCGCAGAAGTTGATACTACAGGTAAAGTTACTGCTATCAATATTGTTGATCCAGGTGAATTCTATCAGGAACCTCCATTTGTATTGATTACAGGTGGCGGTGGTCTTGGTGCGAAAGCAAAAGCAACTATATCTCAGGGTGAGATTACTGGTATTGAAATTACAGATCCTGGTAAAGGGTACACAACAGCACCCAATATTATCTTTACTAAACTTGTCAATCTCAAGAGAAAAACAAGAGCACGTCAGGCATTCAATGCAAGCAATATCTATCTAACTGGTCTTACTAAGGATGTTGGTGCATCTGATACAACGATCTATGTTGATTCTACTGATGCCTATCCTGGTTCTGGTTCGTTTATTCTGAATACAGAAACTATTTCATATACTTCTAAATCAGCGGGTAAGTTTTCTGGTCTGACTAGAGGTGTTAATTTTAATTATGACCAGAGAGTTATCCTTGATGCTGGTCAGAATGATTCTAATGGATTATCAACATACAAATTTAGTGTTGGTGACCGAGTAATTAGAAGAGTTGAGAATCAAAACAATAAAATTGCTAAGGTTTATGATTGGAATCCTTCAACTAGAGAACTCTTAGTTGTATTTGAAGTTGATGAATTAGCATTTATTGACGGTGGTATTCCTTCTACTGAGGATGCTATTGTTCAGTTTGATGCTGGTGTTGCAACCAGCGCACCTGGTGGATTTGCACCACACGTTGTTTTAGTTTCTCAGGGTGATAATATTAATCTTTTGACAACTCCTCTTTCAATCTTAGCAGATAGAAAGTTTGAAGATAATGATGAAAACGAAGATCCAAACAATCCTGGTACATTCTTAGGAGATGGTATTGCTGACTTGGTAAATACAGGAACTGATTTTGAAAATCAGATTAGTCTTGATGGTGGTATTTACAATTCTCTTTATGGTATTGAAGAAACTCAAGGTGGTCAAAACACAACCTTGTTCCAAGTTGGTGACAATATTAAAGATGCAAGTATTCCGTTCAAATTTGCGACAATTTCATCTGCTGGAGGACTCAGCGAAGGAGTTGAGCATAATGCTATCCTAAATATCTACTTGGATGCAAATGATGCAAACGGTCAGAATTACAGTGTAAATGAAGTCGTTACAGGTGCAATTTCTGGAGTACAGGGTACGGTAGTATCTTGGGATCCTGTGAACGTTGTTTTACAAGTTCAAGATGTTATTCCTTTCAATACTGGTAATATTAATGTTGGTATTGGAGGTTTATTATATGAGTTCTCTCAAGACGGAACTATCGTAGACTTCTTTATTCAAAATCCTGGCACAAACTACACCGCAACTCCAACAGTTGCTGTAGAAAACATCGGAGATATTCAAGCAACAGGAACTGTTAATATGACGACTGCTGGTGACCAAGTTGCTTCTATCACTATCACAAATGGTGGTTATGGTATTCAACAATCTGTTGATGGTACATATAACCTTCACCCAACAATTACATTCACTAATGCTGGTGGTGATACAACAGGAGCAAACGCAGCAGCATACGCTATTTTAGGTGGAGAAAAGATTAATGGAAATGGCGGTGCGTCTTACAGAATCAAGCGAATTGAATATGCGACAACAGTTCGTTCGTAATGCACATAAATAAACAGGAGGACAATAGTACCTAGCAAATGGCAGCTCTACTTACTGATCAATTTAGGATTTTTTCAGCGAAAAAATTCATTAAGGCACTTGAAGGTCCTGACGCAAGTCAGAGCGATTCAGCGGCAGGTGCTAATAGAGATAGACTTTATCTGTTTATCGGAAGACCGCAAACGTGGGATAATGAAAACTCGCCTCCTCAGGCAGTTGATTCCTTCGGTGAGTTCTCTGACTCGTATGACGACATGATCTCTCTCAAGAGAGTTCTTGCTGCTGATACGGTTCAAGTTGTGAGACGAATCGATTGGGTTTCTCCTGAAGAAACTACTGGTGGATTAGGATTCACCTATGACATGTATCGTCATGACTATTCTCCCTCCAAAACTGCTGCTTCTGGTGCTACAAAATTATATGATTCCGACTTTTATGTTGTGAATTCACAATATCAAGTTTACAAGTGCATTTATAATGGAACATCCCCGTCTGACCCCAATGGTAAACCTTCTACAGTTGAGCCTACTGGTACTTCCACTAGCATTATTACCACTGGTGATGGATACCGTTGGAAGTACATGTACACCATCCCTGTCGCTTCCGTCCTCAAGTTTTTCTCCAACGATTACATGCCCGTCTTCACAAACGACGCGGTAAAAACAAATGCAGTCGCTGGTGAGATTGATACTGTTGTAATTAACTCAGCAGGTTATGGTTATAATAACGGCACATACGATAACGTTGCTATCAATGGCGACGGTACTGGTGGTCGTGTTTCCATCGTTGTTGATGGTGGTAAGATTATTTCTGCTACTGTTACTTCTGGTGGTACTGG